GAAAACCAAATTAAAGCTGCGCAGATTGTTGCAGCAGCCGAGTCAGGACTCAATCCATCCGCCCGCAATACAAGTGGAGGCGAAGACAGCGTCGGTCTCTTCCAATTGAATAGAAAAGGTGGCGAAGGCACACCATACACAGTCCAACAACTTCTTGATCCTAAGTTTAACGCTGGTGTTGCAGCTGGCAAGATGTCAGGTAAACAAGGGGATGCGTTTAGAAACGCCAAGTCAGTTGAAGAAGCCGTTGCAGCACTTACGCGAGACTTTGAGCGTCCACATTTTGTAAAGGGTGGTAGCATAGTCGACGGCAAAGCATTCGCAGCATATGCTGCCCGAGGATCGAATATCGTCGGTGGAAGTATAGACGGCACTGCACTGGCATCAGCTGCTACTGCGACCGGCACATCCTTAGCATCTTCTTCGGCCATACAAGCTACTGATCTTAAAAATATGGGTCTAGCTAGCGATCAGATTGCCGCTGTAACAGAGTTCCAAAAAGCGATTAAGGGATTTGAGGGTGGCGGAATGTTTGACTCAGATATCAATAGCCTCATGCAAGCATTTGCTGCTGCAACATCAGCAGCACCCACTAACGCTGCTCCCTCAGGTGGCAGTAACAAGACACCTCCGTCCGTGCCTCCTGTTAGCATGTACAAAGAGAAACACTCTTTTGGACAAGCGAAAGCACCGTGGTATGCGTCAGGCGGATCAATCCCATCGTTCACATAAAGAAAAGGCCCCGAAAGGGGCCTTAATTTTTACTCTTCAGCTAGTTTCTTGAAGAAGTCGAGCGATGCGTCGTCATCTTCGTCGACTGCTGCTGGTGCAGGTCTTGCTGCGGCAGTCTTAAATGCTGGAGCTGGAGCTGCTGCTGGCTCATCGTCCCATGGAGCTGTGGACGTCTGTGCAGACTCAGCTGTAGTACGTGGTTGAGCTGCACCACCATCCAAACCAAGAGCACGGTTCATTCGTACCTTCAGTTCATCATATGACTTGAAGTTCTTTGGATCGATCAACTCAGCAAGTGAGTGCTCTTGTTTCCAAACAGCTTCGAGGTCATCGTCATTATCGAACAAAGGAGCAGCTCCTTCAAATTCTGACTTATCAAAGTTGCGATATCCTTCGACTTTGCGGATCTTCAATTTGAAGTTTGCGCCTTCCCAAAGGTCAAATGGGTTGATCTTTTGCTCATCTTCGAACTCTGGGTTCATAGCGAGTTCGATCTTATCCCAAATCTTCTTGCCGTACTTGAACAAGAATACCTTACCTTCGTTTTCTGGATGAGCTGGATCTTTGACGACGTAGATGTTAGATGTGAAAGACAAGCGACGTTTGTAGTGCTTGCGGACGAGTTCTTTGTTAGCCTCAATGCCAGAGTTCCAGAGAACGCTGTTGTATTCACCCAATGGGTCTTTTTGGTTGAGGGTCGTCAGAGACTTCTCGATGTACCAACCACCTGGGCCTTGGAAGCCGTGATCGAAGATACGGACGTATGGAAGATCTTCACCAGCAGGTGCTGGCAAGAAACGGATAATAGCGTAGCCGTTGCCAGCCTTGTCTACTTCTGGTTTCCAGAATTTATCGTCGTCTTGGGAGTTGCCTTGGGCGGGTGCGTTCAGTTTCTGAACTTCTGATACCAACTTGTCTGTAAGAGACTTGCGGTTTGTTTTGAGGGCGCTGAAATCGATTGCCATGTTGTATTTTCCTTGTATTACGGTGTATTAAATGTATAACGGTATATAAACGTCGTGTATCACATAAGCATTATATGTCTAGTATATAGCTTCCCTTTACTAGGTTTTAAACTTATTAACCACAATTATTCTCGTCTTTTGATTATCAAAAGGAACGAATGGCCGATACTTTTTTGTAAGCATCTTATACCTTGGCCACACAACGGGGTCGATGATATTTCGAGACCAATACTTAAAGAATCCACATAGGTCGTTTAAAATGACCAAGGTCTCTAGTGATATTGACTTTTGTATCACCAACTTCAGAAGGTAGGGGTGTTGTCCATCCTCCACCTTCAAGTTGTCATCGAAAGCAGGAAGCAAGTTATCGAGCTCGTTGGTAAAGTTATACGTCAAAGATTCCGTACGAGCCTTCCACTTTAGATAGTTGCTCTCTGCTTGTTGCTCGTTTGCAATGTCGCCGACCCAGATATCTGGGCCACCTTCGACAATGTTAGCGAGTATATAATTTTGGCAGTCCTTGTGTTTGGCAAGGACATTGAAGAAGTGCTTGTCATTTCGCTTCTCGAACGCTGCCAAGCTCGCTCGAGTCTTCCCACCATACTTAAAAAAGTCGTATGTTTGTGAATTGAAATGATTCTTCATCGCAACGTACAATTTGTACGCTTCATAACCATTCATAATGTAATTTAAATAGGCAGCTTTGCCGTCTTCGGTAAGTATCCGTTATTCTCAGCGTCGTTTTTAATGCGCGCCTTCATCTTGGCGTTCTTACGAATCAGCTCAGCTGCAGTTTCTATCTCTAGTCCAGAGTTGGAGCAGTACCAGAGTACAGCATCCATATAATCTAAACGTTTTTCAACAGATATTTGTTCAATTTTTTGAAGAAAGTCTTGGACGTTGATGAGTTGATTGATTTGTTCTTCCATTATTTGAATACCAATAGTCCGAGTAGCATGGCTTGGATGATGAACCCAACACCAATAGTAATAACATTCAGAGTGTCCTTTGTCAGCAGTGCTCGGATAAACATTAATACCAAGCCAGCCCACATAAACGCTACCACATCAATTGAAGGTAGGTGATCAGACACTCCAAGCAACAAAGCGAGAATTGGAGGGATCGTACTACAATGGATCAGAATGATTGCCAGCCATCCGATCGTTTCGGATGAAATGTGACGTAGATGCTCAACAACAAAATGCTTGAGTGATTCGATTTTATCCATTGCTCTTGTCCTTATAGAAAATATGTCGACCAATCTGCGTCACCTTCTCTTTGTTCCAACGAGGGTTGACGTAATCAGCATGATAATACAAAGCACCATCTAGTGTTTTTAGACGGAACCCTTCCAACATCACCATCTTAGCGACTTCTTCGCTTTCTTGGTACATCTTTGGATGTACCGTCTTCGTGCGGTATGTGTTTTCACACAACCACGAGAACTGGCAAACAATCTTATTATAGACTGTCGTTTTCTGATGAACAACACCGCAGACAGTATCTGGGAATTTACCGCTGTTCATCCTATTCATAGTAACTTGAGCAACAGCAACTTTTCCTTCGAAAGGTTCTGAAGCAGCTTCCCAATAGATGTTGCGTGCGAGGCAAGTCAATTGAGTTTGGATTTCGCGTGCAGACTTATTGACGACTGGAGCGATTTCATTTTCTACGCGATAGTTGATCGCATATTTTAACGCAGATGCTACGACAAACACACCGATTACAAAACAAATAGCTCTGACGAATTGTACTAACTGGTTACTCACAGCAGTTGAAGCTGTTGTATGCATTTTGCACCTCCATAGTTAAGACTCGTCTATTATACATCCATTCCATCAAAAAGTCGACGGACAAAAGGACTGCATTACCGCAGGTGCGGTTCAACGAATCATGGGGTTAGCAAGCCTTATTTGGTTGGCTTGGGCTCGGGAGTCGAGCAGTAGGGGCACGCTTTGCCTTTTTCTGTATACACATTCGAGCCTTCTTTGGCTTCGCATTTGTGCAACCAGAAATCGCGTGCTAGGGTTTCTTGAGGGATGAGCGACATTAAATCTCCATCTATTTTAAGTACGTTGTATACTTATACAAACGTAAAAGCCGGGATATAATACCCGGCCCAGACATTATGCCTTATCGACAAACGCCTTTAGCTTTTCAGCTTCCAACAGCAATTT